GGGGACACGGGAGGTTCAGGTGCATTGGAAATGCGGCGATTCTACATAAATGATACCTATTCTCAATTTGTACAAAGCCTCACCTCAAGATGCAGATTGGGGGCAGGTTGCGAATCTGAAGCGCGGCGCGATAAGTAGGTGTGCTGAGGTGCGATAAATGCGCTTACCTTTCATTTCAGCAGGCGTAAGAGAATTTCAGCTTTTGTACCGACTCGGCTCAATGCGGTCTGAGAATCGAAGATATGGCGCTAACACCTCGTGCAGAGTCTCGGAATGCTGCTTGAAGGTGTGCCAATAGTTATTTCGCTCTAGAACAAGCTTCTTTCGCTCTTCAGGATCCGGCTCAACCTCCAGTAGCTCGCCGATACGGACAACTTCGAAAGCATCAGAAAAAAGGGTGTCAGTGATGAATCGAGCAGTTGCCTCATCGAAAAGCCAAGTCGCGGCCCTCGAATCTTGCAGTAGGTTAAGCCGGTGACCGTTATCTAGTTTCGCATTCCTTATAACCATAGTTATGAACGTATTGGCAGCTTCGTAGACAGCCAAACGCCTCTCGAAAAGATCTAGGCGTAGCTTTTCGCGATTGGTGGCCATTGCTTGAGCTGCTGTGTCCGCTTGACGGCGACCGATCTCAGCTTGGATGTGGCCAAACTTACTAGCCACATAGAACGCAGCGGCAGGGGCAGCCAGCGGAAGCACATACGATTTAAGGCCCTCTCCAAGCACGGACCATGGCCAGCTTGCTATCCAGTTGCAAGCTGATTGCACATATTCAACCATTCCCTCTCCTTATTAGAACAAGCCCGCAGGCTCTGCCTCTCTGTTCCAACTATAGATGACCAACTCTCCTCTCTCGACGCGGTTGGCGGCGCCTCCGACGGTGTAGTCAAGCTTGAGCGCCTCCATCTCGTAATCCTTGAAGCATTCCCGGATGGCTGGGTGATCGTTGATGCTGATGACCGCCTTGCCTTTGATGGTCTTGAGCTTCCTGGCCATCAGCTCGTACTGCTCCCAGGGAAACGGTACGCCGTAGCCCTCGGTCTCCCAGTACGGTGGGTCTAGATAGAAGAGCGTGTGCGCGCGGTCGTAGCGGTCGACGCATGCAGCCCAGTCCAACTGCTCTATATATGTGCCGGCTGCCAGGCGCAGGTGCGCGGCCGAGAGGTTCTCTTCGATGCGCAACAGGTTGATGGCTGGGGCCGTGGTGGCAGTGCCGAAGGTCTGGCCGGCCACCTTGCCACCGAAGGATTGCTGCTGCAGGTAGAAGAACCTGGCAGCCCGCTGGATGTCGGTCAGCGTCTCCGGCCTGGTGTCCTGGAGCCACTTGAATACCTGGCGTGACGTCAGAGCCCATTTGAACTGCCGCACAAATTCCTCCAGGTGATGGGTGACGACCCTGTAAAGATTGACCAGGTCGCCGTTGACGTCGTTCAGCACCTCGACGTCAGCCGGATGCCGTGCAAAGTAGACGGCAGCACCGCCAGCAAAGACCTCGACGTAGCAGCTATGCGCCGGAAAACGTTTGAGAAGCATGTCGATGAGCCGGCGCTTGCCGCCCATCCAGGGCACGATAGGGTTTGACATTGGTATCAGCTATCGGCACTCCCTGGTGCTCTTGTGGGGCGCTCTGGGCGCTCAGCTGATTGAATGCCCCACAGCGAGGGCATTTGATCGCCAGCCGGGTGAACTCACCTTCTGCCAGCTTGCGGCGGCACTGGCCGCAGCGGATTTCATTCATTGCAAGCCCTTTTCAACTATTGAAAGGTGATAGGCTCACCGCACTCTGATCAGGGTGGCGGGTCTTGCCGGCTTGCAGGTCTGTTCTGCAGGGTGGGGCCAGGCCAGGTGTGACAGCACCTGTCCTGGTCGCCCGTCTTTTTATGCTGGCCAGCCTTGTGTCTCGTCGTATTCATCCAGCGCGGCCTGGCGCTCAGCCGGATCTTCGATCGAGGCAATGTCGTCGATGGCCTCATGGTGCGCACACTCTGCAGCGAAGCACGCCTGCACATGCAGGGCGATGGCTGCGGCAATGCCTTCCACCTCGGCCACCGCCAGCGTGGCCCAGCCGGATGCGGCCTTGAACTTGACCTGCGCCAGCCCGGCCAGGCGCGCATTGGCCACGACGGTGGTGATGCGGTTCTGGTCATCCAGTGCCGTGGCCACTTTGATGCCGCCGGGCAGAGTGATGCCGCCTGTTTCGACTTCCCAGCGGTAGCGGGTAACGATCTCTTTCAAGTCGTCGGTGGTGATGGGTGGCGGAGGTGGATTGAGGTACGCCTCGACCTCCTTGGGCGTCATTGCCACAAGGCCGGGGCGCATCTGAGATTCAGGCACGCCATCGTCGTATTCCCAAGGGTTCCCCTCAGCGTCTTTGAAGTACTTCATTGCTTTGTTGTCTCCAGCCATGTGCTGATAGATGAAAAGATGCCGGAGGGGACTTTGTAAGTCTTCCACGGCGGCACAGTCGCTGTCACGGCCAGACTCAGACCCACCGTCGCCTGCGATGAGCCGACAAATGACTTCCCGTCAACTTCAAGGACAGCGGTTGCCTGGGGAACTGCGGCAGGACCAGACACATTGACCTCAATGTCATCGTCCGTGGAGTTCGTGTATGTGGTCCCCAGAATGCGTGTCGCAGCCAAATTGCGTGGGGCACGCTTGGATGGCTTGGCCTCAAGGCTTGACACCCGCGCGTCGATCATGTCCATGCGCGCATTCAGTGCTGGCGCATTCAGATCACCCGCGTTTGTGACGCGGCCGTACATGCGGATCATCCAGATGCCGTACCAAGTACGGGGACGGAACTCTCCTGTAACGGGGTCTGTCGTCGTTCCTGGTGGCAGGGCGGCTGATGCGTCCAATTGCAGAGAGGCGCCCTGATTTGTACCGCTGGTCGCATCCGGGAACGCGTTTGCAGTACGGAGCTTCACGGAGAGAGCACCACTTGCCGATAGACTCCCTTCGCCCAAAAATTGGTAGGCTGCACCTGGGTCTGATGACACCGAGCCCACGATGTTGCGCATCGCATCAATGACCGCGGTGCCTGGCTTTGCACCCGCAGGGTTGGCGCCAACACCGTAGAAGGCGCCCACGTTCCCCGGCTGCACGCCGTTCTTGTCCGGCGGCCGCATCCAGCTGGCGCCGTCGCCCAAGCTCCAGTGGGTCACGCGCTTGTAGGGGTCGGCCTGCCAGACAGCTTCCGTGCACGTGAACTGCGTTGCAGTCACTTGTGCCCGCATCGTGGGGTACATCAGGTCTGTCAGCTGCTGGCCGCTGGACTGCGTGTCACCTTCTGGCATGGCTGCTGCGAGACCAGCCCAAAGATAGGGGGTAAACCGTGGCATACCCGCTGCCGCCAAAGCACGGTCTACATACGCTGTGTTTGCAGGGCTCCGGCCGTTATCACCTTCCGGACGATCTGGGACGTTTTGCCCTCCAGTCCACTGGAATACGAGGGGCGTCGTGCCTACAACCACTTGGCCATCGGTTTTCAGCGTCCACTGGGTGTCTGCGTTGACCGTCCCACTTTCCACCGGCACAGTGGCACCAGGATTGAGCTTGGAGCCACTGTCTGCATCCACCGCACGAGTCCACACCCCCGCTGCTGCAACGTAAACGCCATTGGCGGCCGTTGCAGCCTGGTCTTTCACCAGCACTCGATCGCCAGAAATAACGGCTATGCCGTCAATACTTTGCTCTCCTGAAAGGATGATCGGCGCCACCGTGGCTACACGCACGCTTTGTTTGTGGTCGCGCTTGGCCAGCTCGTCGCGGACATGGTCAATGACGAAAGACCGGGGAGCCATCACAACCGAGTTGTCGACCAGCAGCGTCACGCTGGCAGCATTGCTGGTCTGGAAAATAACCCGCACGTAGAACTGCTTACCGCTGCCGCTGGCCAGCAACGGCTTCACGCTTTCTGCGCATTTGGCCACGGCATAGAGGATGCCTGTATCCGTAAAGATGCCCATCGCACGGATCGTCCAGCCGCCAACGTCATCCGGCAGCAAGCCTTCCGCCACCAGCCAGGTGGGGTTGTTGGGGTCTTGCAGCAATGCGTTGAGTGGGCGCCGGGGTGTGACCTCACGGCGCAATGCTGTCATCGCCGGGTCAGGGTTATAGACAGCGCCATTGCCGTCACAAATCCCGTAATGTGTGAGCGTGATAGGCTTGTTCTGGGCCTTCTGCTGAGCTTCATAGGCAAGCCCAGCATTTGTCAGAATGGTGTAGTAGTCCTGCGCCACGTCAGTTCTCCAGAGGGTAAGTCGTCGTCGTTTCTATGGTGTGCAGGCCATAGCCGATGTAAATGGCATCGCTTTGCTGGACACCGTCCAGTTGCAGCGGGTACACCGTGGCTAGCTCCCCACACAGCAGCGCAGCAGCGATGACAGGCACGGGGCTGCGCACCGTCAACGCCAAAGTCAGCGCCTCCAGGTGGCTGCGCACGTTCTTGTATTCGTTGACCAGCTGGAGCAGCGTTTCGTAGGTCGACTCGTCAATGCCTCGGTCCGACAGATCCACGTCGATCCGAAAACGAAACGGCGCGCCGCCGTACTCGAACCATTCTTTGATCTGGCCGGACAGAGAGAGCGTCTCCAGCACTTGCTGAACTGCCCACTTGGTGCCTTTGTGCCGATGTAGCTCAATGGCCCGCTTGATCAGCTTGCGGCGCTCGTCTTCACTGCGCGCAAATTGCCAGCCCTCACCCAGTAGGTGAAACTGGTCCGCCAGCTGTGGCAGTGCCGATGCCGGCACGGTGTCCACCAGGTAGACCATCAGTGGCTGCAGGTCCAGGTGGCTCAAGCGCTGGGCTATGGCTCCCATGGCCTGCATGCGTGGGTCGCCGGCCAGCGCGGGCGGCAGCAGCAGATCATCAGCCATCGGCTTCTCCTGCCACCACCACATTGATGCCCGTGCAGTGGGCCCACTGGTGCGCCGCAAGCACTATCTTGCTGGGCTGCTGTCGCGTAATGTCGTAGACCCCAGCTACCTTGATGGCCGACTCCAGCTGCACCGGCACGATGTCTCGTCCCAACCCGGCAGCGCGCTCCGCTTTGTAGGCCTCTGCAGCTTCCCAGGCCAGCGTCTTGACCGAGTCGGCGTCGGTCTCCTTGTACAGTTCCAGTTGCAGGTCGATGGCGTAATCCACCGACTCCGGCACCTTGGCCTTCACGTTGTCGGTCAGTGGCCGGACTTTCTCGCCAGAGCATTTGGCCTCAACCAAAGACAGGATATTGGCGTCGGGCAGCCCAGTGGCCATGAGCGGGTACAGGTGCACCACGCCAGGCTCTGGCGAAATCACTGCCACATCCACAATGTCCTGGTGTGCGCTTTTGGCGTGGAACACATAAGCCAGACGGCTTCCTGCCGTCGAATAGGCCTCGGGGGCCAGCTTGATGCGCTCGCGCAGCCTGTCGTCCAGCTCCTCGGCCGCGCCTGCGCTTGTGACGGCCGTATTGGCCACCGCCAGGTCAACCCCATCAATTTCGTCCACCAGGTTGGCGATTTGCCCAGGCTGCCAGCCATTGCCATCGGCGCCAGGCTCTTCACACGTCGCAGCGGCGTCCACGGTCAGCGCACCGGCGGCCAGCGTCACGGCCTGGTCGGTGGCAAAGGTCACCTTGCCATCGGCACCGTCCACACGCGTACCAGCAGGGATCAGCAGGCTGGTGGCCAGCGGGGCCTTCAGCGTGAATTGCAATGGGGCTCGCGCCGCGATTGCCGGCAAGCGGGTTACACCCACCAGCTCGCCCAGGTAGTCGATCATCGGCGCCCGAGCAAACGCCAGCAGGTTTTGCTTGGCCGCCTCCTGGATGCCAATACGCACCAGCGTCTCACGGTAGGCAATCACGTCAACCAGTACGCGCTCCACCTGAGCGGGGTACAGCGTTTTACCCGTCAACTGCTCATAGTGGGCAATGATCTCTTGGGTGATCGCCTGTGGGTCGCGGGCGATGAAGTCTGGCTCAGGCAAGCTCACAGGCCCACCTCCAGCTCACGCAGCACGCCGTCAGCCAGCTTCCAGCGAATGCGCAGCTTGATGTGCGCTTCGTCAAACTGGGGGATAACCTTCTCCACCGAGGCGCGGGGCTCCCATGCCGCAATCGCATCCACTGTTTCGCGCACCAAGTGCGGCACTACCGTGTTAACCGGGTGGTCTGTATAGAGGTGGACATTGGAGCCAAATGTGGGCCGGTGCGGATCACTGCCGCGCGGGGTGCGCAAAATCAGGCGCATGGCCTGTTCAACGTCTTGTACGCCTTCCACCACCCCATCGCCGTTGAGCGCGGGCTGCCAGTGCATGGAAGAGATGGCGGTCACCAAAGTCATGCAGGCATGGTGCCCAGCTGACCGCCAGGGGGCTATTAAACTGCTTTAAGTCTTGGCGGCTTCAATTTACGGGCCCAACATTGCCGCCGTGGGGGTCGGGGTGGGTGTGCGGCAAGAACTTCTTACCTTGCACCTCCACATCGCCACTGGTCACATTGACGCCTCCAGCGATTTCGGCACCCACCCCATCAGCACCAGCCTTGCCTGCCAAGCCGCCATTGAAGGTCAGCTTTTTCTGCACCGTCACATTGCCTGTGAATTCCGCCTCTGGTGCATCCACAGTCACCTTGGCAGCAGCCTTCAGCACAATTTCTGCCTTGGCATCCACCTCCACGCGCTGCACGCCTGAGACCGTCAATACGCCTGACCCCCGGTCGTACTCCAGCAGAGCCCCGTCCTTGAATTTGACTGCGAACTTGTCCGAGCTGGTGACCGGCGGGATGTCTGCCTCCGAATACACCGCACCCAATATCACCCCATCCTCGCCCCGGCTGTCCAGCAGCACAGCAACCTGCTCGCCGTTGTCATAGGTCCAGCAGGCTTGGTCGTTTTGGGTCTTGGGGTACAGGATAGGCAGCCACATGGTGCGCATGTTGTCTGCCTCGGGCAAGCGCACACGGGCAAAACCCGGTTTGCTCGCGCTCACGGTGCCAAATTTGATGGTGGCGCCAGCCTCGTTCAGGGTGTCCATCATTTCTTCTTGCTCGCCTGGCTGGTTCCCACCACGGCCACCTGGCCATCTTTCATACCGTAAACGGCAAGCCCCTTGCTGGACTTCTTCGCTGCCGTACCCGCACCGTTGCCGCCCAAGCGCACCGGAAGCTCCACGCGCTTGATATCCAGCGTCGTGGAGTAGCCTCCGCTGCGGCCAATCTGGTGTCGGGCCTGGCCCACCAGGTACTTGCCCGACAGGCGGCCAAAGCCGGCCAGGTTGATGGTGATGCCCGCAACCAGCCGCTGATCTCCCGGTAAAGCGATGGAGCCTGCGGTCTGCTCCATATTTGCTGTATCCAGCGCTGCCTGGGCCTTCACCTGTGCAGTGGCCTTTGAACCCGATCGTGCAGTTATCTTCAGGGTGTCTGCGCTTGCCTGGCGCCCGCCGCTCTTGCCTTCGGCCGTCGTGCTGCCCACTACCTGAACTTCGCCGTCCTTGGCGCCGTACACCACCAGCTTCTTGGTCTTGGGGTTCTGGTATTTGACCTTGGCCTCCTGGTAGACCTCCTTGAGCTTGTCACGCAGTTGAATGCTGGTGCAGTCCGTGCGCTCAATGGTGATCGTGGCCTCTGTCTCCCGCAGGTCTGCCATTTCCGTGAACACCAGCTTGGTGCCGGCGATCTTGAAGGCGTAGCCAAACTCTCGGCCCAGTCGAGTCAAGAACTCGACATCACGTTCCTGGTACTGCGTCACCCGGTCGATTCGCACCTCCCGGATCTTTCCCACCAGCGTCAGCTTGTTGCGCTTTGCAATGCGCTGGGCGATCGCTGCCAGGGTGGTGTTCTCGTAAGCACGGCCCACGCGGGTGCGCACCGACTTCTTGATGCCCGTGGCCAGGGCCTTGATCGTTACGACCGAAGGTGGAAACGAGAACTCTGGCTCATCAATCTCAAAGCTACCGCAGGGCAACAGCGGAGCGGTGTCATAGCCGATATCGACCGACAGCGTGTCGCCCTTATCCGGATACCAGGCATCCAGCCATCGCCCATCCGTATCCTCCAACTCCAGCGACAGCTCGTCCGATTGCCCAGAGAGGTAGTCGGTATAGGTGACACCCGTCACAAAGGGGGTGATATCGCTGGTGATGTCCTTGTGCCCATAGCGCACCACAAACACGGGCTTGGGCACCGCCATGGCCACTGGCGTCTTGTACTCCTGCCCGTCCGCTGCCGGCGTCACACCATCCAGCAGGTCATTCAGCGTCAGCGCTTCCATGGTGGCAAATCCAGCACAGTTTGAGACTCCTCGATCACGGGGATCAGCACACGCACGGCCCCAGGCAGTGTGGGCGCCAGCGGCACATGAGGGTTGGCGACCACAATGCGCTCGTAGCCCATGGGGTCGCCGTAGTACTTCCAGGCCAGCTGGTCCCAGCGCTCGCCTTCTTTGGTGATATGGGTCAGGTACATCAAATCAGCCTGGTCACGACCTTGCCGGCCAGTTTGGTGATGGCCGGAGCGGCCGAAGACAATGCATCGCTGGCCGTCGAAACCTGGCCCGCCAGGTAGTCGATGCGGCCCACCACCGAAGTCACATTGCTCAGCGACAGCGAACTCTGTCCGCTGCGGATAGCTCCCAGCGCGTTTGTGGCCGACCGCACGATCCCAGCGGCTTCCGGCAACTGGCTGCTCAGCCCAGCCAACGCGGGGGTAAGTGAGCCCAGAGGCTTGGCGATCTGCCCCAGTCCTGCCATAAGCGATGGCACCCGACCCAGTGCAGCCACGGGATTGCTACTCAGTTGTTGCGCCAGGCGCACCCCATCGGTCACTACGCGCAATGCACTCTGCGCCTGGTTGGCCATAGTCACAGCCTGTCGAACGCCATCCCGCACGGTGCTGGCCACGCTGGCCAGACCTGATACAGGAGAAGCGCTCAGCAGACCAGAAACTGCACCGGCGGGGGCCAGCTTTGGCCTTACGGCAGGAGGCGGGAGCGGGTTCAGCTTGTCTCCCACGTACTCACGCAAGGTAATGCTGGCGTCCAGGCTCAGCAGCGTGCCGGCTTTGTCGGTCTCCCGGCTGGTGGCTTGCACCTCGGTCAACACAAACCAGCCCTTGTAGTCCCCATTACCCAGCACAAATGCCATGGCCATGTGCGACTTCTTGGCCGCCTGCAGCTTGATCAGCTCGGCCTCAGGGTCGCAGTAGAAGACGTGAAAGCACAGGTCAATCCGAAACTCGTCCAGCTTTTCGCCAATGAACTGCAGCCGCGGCTTTCCTTCAATCAGCGCATGCTCAGCATAGTCCGCGCCAAACTGCACCTGCATGCCATCAAAGTAGGTGATCAGGTCGAACTGGATATCTCCCAGCAGCGCATACATCAATAGCTCCTCCGCGCCTTTCGCTCCACCACCCGGTCAATCAGCCGCTCCAGCTCCTGCAGAGACATCTGCACGCCCTCATTCAGTTGGCTGCGAACCGCTTCTGGGGTTCCGGCCGCCAGCTGGATGTTCGGGCTGAAGTGAATCACCATCCCACCGCCACCTCCCATGCCTGCAGTACCGCCACCTCTCTGAGTAGGTGTCAACTTCTGATAGGACTGCTGCGTCGAGCTGGCCAGATCCATTTGCCAGGCCCCGGCCGCCTGCTTGGCCATGCCACTCACGGCTTTGCCGGCCAGGCTGGCCGAACGGTTCACGCCCAGCGCTGCGCCCTGGGCGATGTTGTCGCCAAAGCCCATGAACACCCGGCTGGGCGACTTGATGCCAAGGGTGCTGGTGAACCAGCCCTTGATGCTGCTGCCCATGCCCACAATGGCATCCCGCGCCGCCGTGAGCTTGGAGGTCACCCCGCTGACCAGGCCGTTGATCAGGTCCGCTCCTGCAGACATGAACTTGGTTTTCAGGCCTACCAGCCAGTTGTAGCCCGCCAACGTGGCAGCCTTGACCTTGTCCCAGTTCTTGTAGACGAGAAATGCTGCCACGCCGATCGCTGTCACCGCCAAGCCAATCGGGTTCATCAACATCGCCCGGCCGAGCCACAGCACTGCCTGGCCGGCCAGGCGCAATCCGGAGAGAAGTGCACCACCAAGCACGCGGCCCAGCAGCAGCGCGCCTTGGCCTAGCAGCTTCAGGGGCCCCAGAAACGTCATGGCCAGGCCTTTGCCAAACAGTAAGGCATATCGGCCCACCGTCATCAAGCCACTGACGACCGACCTCAAGCCGGCGATCGCAGGCGCAAATGCCCCGGCTTGCCACAGTCCGCGCAGCATGGTCCAGCGTGCACTGGCTCCCAGGGCAACAGTGCGCATCGCCGTCAGCGGGCTCAGTACCAGGTTCAGCCCGTATTTCAGCCCGATGAAGCCCAGCTTGCCGGCCAGTAGGCCTGCCGTCAGACCGATCACCCCTTTGATCAGGCCAGGGTGCTCTTTGGCCCAGTTGCCAAACGCGGTCACCACCGGGCGGATTTCCTGGCCGAATTCAATCAGCGGCGGCAACAGTACCTCGCCAATGGTCAGGCCAACATCGGTCAGTCCAATCTTGAAGGCCTTGAACTGCTCCGTGGCAGTCTCCATGCGCTTCTTGTAATCCTCGTCCAGCAGCCCTTTATCCGCCGCGCCCATCGCGCCGTCCTGGATGTCCTTCATCTCGCCCATGTTGGCGATCGCTGGCTTGATGAAGTTCATGGCCTGCATATCCTGGAACAGGTCACCCAGTTTGTAGGCCTCGGCCAGGCGCTGCACAGCCGCCTTGCGCTCGCTCTCGTCTTTGATAGCCAAGGCTTTCTGCATCTCGCCCGCAGCAGCAGGCGACTTCTTCCCCATGTAGTCGGTGATGATGCTGAGCATGGACTGCATGGGCGTCATCCCCTGCTCACGCAGGTTCATCATGCTTTTCTTGAGGTCAATGCCCGCCTTCTCAAAGTCCTTCAGTGTTTCCGGGGCGGTGAGCTTTGCCAGGAAGTTGCGAAAATTGTTGGCTGCCTCGTCATTCGAGCCAGCGCCTTTGCGGGCAATCTGCAGGGCAGCGCCGATCTCGGCCACAGCCTCCTTGCCCGTGACACCCAGTGCTTGAAACGATGGAGAAAGCGACGGCAGCCACTTGGCCATGTCCCGGATCTCAAACTGTCCACGCTTGCCGGCGTAGGCCAGCATATTCAGCGCGCCTTCAAATCCGTCTTCACCGATTTGGAGGTTGTCTTTGAGGGCCAGGGCCACGCTTCCCAGGTCGTCCATGCTGGCCCGAGTGCCCGTTGCAGCTTTGGACATGATGGGCGCATACCGCTCCAGCGCATTGGCATCCTGAATACCACCAGCTACCAGGACGCCAATGCCACGCTGGATATCCGACTGGGTCTGATTCCACTGCACGGCCGACTCACGGATGGCTCCGCCAAGCTTCGCTTCCTGCGCTGCGCTGAATTCGCCTGTGATTGCCGTGTCCCGCAGCTTGTCCTGGAAGTCGGCGGCCACCATGACCGATTTCACCACTGGGGCGCCAATGGCTGCAGCCGTCCCGATGGTCTCCATCGCTTGGCTCCGCATTTCCGACCGGCCATTGCGCAAAGCGTCCCCTCTGGCCATGGAGGCAGTCAGTTGATCCTGCTTCAAGCGCAGGCGGTCCATGGTCAGGCCCAACTGGTCATACTGCCGGCGCAAATCGCCAAGGCTTTTCCCTGGACGCGTCAGCGCTTGGGCCATGATCATGCCCAGGCGCTGCTGCTTGCTGCTCAGTTGCTCTGTGACCGAGCCGATGCGCTCCAGTGTCGAACGAGCCGAGCCGAAGGCTGCATTGAAGCTGCTGGCCAGCACTGAGCCAATCTTGACGCTGATGAGCAATTCATTGGCCATAGACCCAGACCTTTGCTATCCTTGAAACATGTTTGCAAAAACCGCACTCACCACTAGCCGGACGCTCTATGTGCTCCTGGTTGCCCTCGGCCTGATTTGGCTGGCTTGGGTGTGCCTGGCTAATATGTCGCTGGGCATGGCTGCAGCGGTGTTTGTGGTGGCAGGGCTGCTGATGGTCGCCGTCCTGGCGCCTGTGGCTGCTGCACTGGCCGGCCTGGTGGGAGTGCTGGTGGGCGCGGTAGCTGCACTGCTGCAGCTGGCTACCCGGCGCGGCGCTTGATTTCGCGCTCAGCGCATTCAACCCAACGCCAGTAGTCGTCCATCTCCAGCGCGTCGATCTCAGACGGTTGGATTTTTAGAATCACCAGCAGAATTTCGTCCATCTGCTGCAGGACTTCCCCCGCTCTCGCCTCGCATGCGACGAAAGCAATCGGTCAATTGAGTGTTGTCTTCGATATCCAGCAAGTCCAGATCTTCCACCGGCACGCCGGTCAGACGGGAGAACAGCAAGTCCTCTATCTCAACGTCGTCCTTACCGTGTTTCTGCGCCAGTTTCATATCCTTTCGTGTGGCACGGCGCATCGTCAGCTTGCTGATCGTCTCGCCTGTGGCGCTCGTGAAAGGATGCTTGAGTGTGATTTCGATATCGCTCATGGTGTGTCCTGCGGTTGATGAAGAAATAAGACACACCGGAGTCTGAGCGCCGAATCTCTCGGCGTCAGTTAACCCCCTTTAAAGACAAAAAGGCCCACCGAAGTGGGCCATTTTTGGAAGTGTTGCCTATCAGCCGCCGATGTTGCTTCGATAGGTTGCCAGTACATCTTCCCCGTTGACACGGAAGATGTTGGCCATGTAATCCAGCTCCAATGCCTCGCGACCATTGATCACCTGCTTGATGTAGGTGGCGGTGAAGGCGCTTGCAAACTCTGCCGGGTCATGCTGTTTGAAAGTACCCATGGGGTTCTTTTTGAACATCACGGTCAGGTACGTGACCATGGGCTGCTCTTCCATGCGTCCCTGGCTGCCGTAGGTTTCAATGCTGGAACGGCACTGGAGCTGCAGCGCCTTGTAGGGGTTGGCCATTTGGGCGGCAACGTCCTCGTACAGGGAGTTCCATTTGATCTCGCCCTCCAGCTTGTCAAAGCCCACCGGCAATTCGATCTTGCCAATCATGCCCAGCGCCTTGCGCTCTTGCATCATGGCCGACACATCTGGCAGCTTGATTTCCTCGGCACGCCCCAGCATGGAAACACCTTCCAGGTAGATGCCAGCGTTGGTGATGGAGTTGATCTGGATTTTGCTCATGGTTATTCACCACCCTTCAGGTTCACCAGGTATTCCGAGGTGATTTCGGTTTCGTAGGTCAGGCGCTCCATGGGTGGCGGCACCGTGTACTTGTAGCTGACCAGCAGGTGGCCGGCTGCCAGCTCGGTTTCTTCATTGCGCTTCGGGTCAAACCAGGCTTTGAAACCCAGCAGTGCGCCGTCACCAATCAGTTTGCGGCCGTAGCTGTTGACCGACTCCACCAGGGCGTCGATCAACGCCTGATTCAGCGGCATATCCACGTACTGCAGGCTGTAGTAACGGATGCTCTCGTTGATCACGTCGCCCGTGCGGCGCACGTTCTCGAAGTTGCGCATGTGTGTCACCGTCGGCCAGGCTGCCGTGCGGTTGCCCCACAGACGCAAGCCGGTTCCGAAGCTGGAGAACACGGTGGTGATACCGACTTCGTTGAGCAGATTCACTTCAGACTGCGGGTCGTCGATCATGGCGCTGAGCTGGCGCTCCACTCCCGTCACCCCCAGCAATTCCTGGTTGGAGTGAGACCACCAAAAGCCCTTTTCCAAGTCCACTTTGGCGCGCAAACCGACAGCACGGGCACTCAACGGCTCCAGGCGGTCGGCGTTCAGCACTGGGTCGTAGACTTTCACATGGGGATAGCAGAGCCTCGCGCGACCGCTGCTTGTGTTGAAGTTGATGGTGCCCTGAGGGCCTCGGCCCGCAATGGCCTGGGCAAAGGTCGTACCAATCGGTGCGTCGATATAAGCGATTGCCCCCAACTTGTCGGCCATGGCGAGAAGCTCTGTGGACACAGAGGTCAGCGTCCCAAATGCTGGGGAAATCAAGAGCTTGGCAAAGAAGCCAAACTGGTTGTAGGTGTCAGCCAGGGCCTTCAGCCCTGTGCGCATGCCTGCTGCGTTCACCGCACCGATGATGTCGGCGGGTGTTACCTTGGTGGGGTCGGCATACTCGTAGGCAGCCTGTGGCTTGGCTCCCACAGGAATGGAACCGGTGCGCACCCGAGTCAGCACCCCGCTGGCCAGGTCCACGGTGTAGTCTTCGCCCAGCTTGTAGGCAGCACCGCCCCCTGCAGGTTTCAGCGTCAGGCTGATCACCGCGCCAAACGCCAGCTGCGCGCGGTCGTTCGATGCATCAAACGTCACTTCTTCGGTGGGCACCGCCGTCTTGTGGATGGAGGGGTCCAGCACATTGATAACGATCACCGTGCCAGCACCGTGGTCGTAGATGGCATCCAGCGCCTGGGGAATGGTGAAGCCAGGCAACTGGCTGCCAAAGGCCGCAGCGTCTTTTTCCGACAGGCTCAGCGTGGCCACATTCACCGGCCCCATGGGCGCAGTGCCAATCAGGCCAATCACGGCCGACTTGACGGTCTTGACCGGCCGCGCGCCACGCTCGACTTCAGTGGTTTCGACACCATGCAGGTAGTTGGCTGCCATGTCAGGCTCCCTTGGTCACTTTGGCTGCCTTGGCAGCCGTGGTTTGATCGGCAGATACGGACTCCGCCTGCTCTTGGTCTGGCGTCAAATGACCCAAGGCCACCAGCGTCTTCACGTATTCGTTGCTTTCGGGCAGCTCAACGTCCTTGCCCGTGTGCAACATGACTTCCTTCGGTTTGCCATCCACATTCAGCGTCACGCCGCTGGTGGGGCCGCTATAGCGGTATTTCATTCAGTGAACTCCTCAGGTCCAATAGATTTCAGGGGTGCGCCATCGCCCAGCTCCGTGTCTTCCACCACCATGGACTGGGCTGTAAAGTCCACGGCGTACTGCCAGATTCCAGCAACCTCGCCCAGGAACTTGTCCGAGGCGATATGGGTCTTTCGGCAGTCTGGTGCCCGCCAACCCAGCAATGCACGGCGCACGCCATCCACTACGTCAACGGCACCACCACGGCCATTCAATTGCCGCATCAGCACCGTGACCGTGAGGCGCAGGCCACGCGGCTGGGTGACAAAGCCAGCGTCCTTGGTGGCTTCGTAGCGGCTGCCGGAATAGCTCACAAGCAAAGCACCACGTGGGTGATTCAGGCGGTAATCGGCGGCTTTCTCTGGGAAGTACTCCACAGCCAGAAAGGGCAGCTTGACCTTGAGCTGCTGCACCACGGCATCAATGATTTCGTTCGTGCTGGCCATGGGCGTCTCAGCTAAAGCGGTCCAGCAAGCTGGTGCTGAAGCGCGGTGGGCGCGACCGTACTCTCATCTCTCCGGGCTCCGGGGCTGCAGGCCCGGCGCTTTCGCCAATGGTCAGCAGCCCATCGCGCACCTGCTCCAGCATCTTCAGTGCCGCCTTGTAGGTGCGTGTCACAGCATCCGGTAGCTCACTGCCCTCTGGCCGACGCGCGTACAGCCAGTGCCGCGCCAGGTTGACCGACATGTCCTTGACAACAGTGGGCACCGGCAGCAGCGGCAGGTTGTAGCGGCCACGCAAATGCGCATCCACCAGCTCATGCGCCTGGCGCAATGCCTCGTCCACCACTGTCTGGTTCACGACCACAGCAGCGGGGTCGTCGTTGGACAGCCAGATCAGCGTTTGCTGGGGAATGGCCAGTTGCAGGTCGGACAGGGAGCAGTAACCCATCAGATGCCCCGAGCCACGCGAATCACATCGCCAGCAGCCGTGGCAGCGTCCATGGCCCAGCCATTGCTGATGCCCGTGGTCTTGGCCACCGCGCAACCATTGGCATCGGACTCCACCTCAGCGCCCACGGTGATGGGGCCAGCGGCTTCGACCAGGAGGGCCCCGGCCATGTTCACGGGGGCTTGCTCCCCCACACTGGTGGTGGCCTCACAAGTGCCCAAGGCCTTGGCACCGGCGGTGCATACACCGCCGTTAAAACCCACCAGGCGCATGCGGCTGAGTGCCGCAGTAGCCAGGATGGATGTGGTCAACAGAACTTGCTGGGTCTTCATGCTTTTTCTCCGGTCTTGGCCTTACGACCTCGGGCATTAACTGCCTTGGGTGCAGCGGCTGGGGTATCAGTCGCAGATTGGGGTGCTGCATTCGCAGAGGCAGCCTCGACCACCGGTGCTTGCACGGTCGTCTGCGCAGCTGGGGCAGTCGCACGGGGCTGTACAGGGTCCAGCGATACGTGGTCCTGCAGTGCCTCGGCTTCTTCGTCCGTCAGCGAAACAGGCTCGCCAACATCAAAGAATCGGCCGTTGTGCCGGATCGGCGTAGTGCCGACCCGATAGCTAAGCTTTTCCATCGGGCTGCTCCTGGTCAGGCGTTGGTGTCGCCAATCAGGAAGCCGGCTTCGGCGCCCAGCAGGTAGGGGCGGAAGATGTCGGTGTTGCGCACCAGTTCCACCTTGCCGTCCTCGGTGCGGGTGTCAACCACCGGCTGGCCACGCTTGCGCAGGGTGTAGCCAAAGCTGGGTTCAAACTCGCTGCGCTGCTCCGCTTTGTTCTGCGGCACATAGGCCAGGACGATGTTGTCGCCCCAGATGTCGCTGGTTGCGCCACGGTCGTCGGCCTTGATGGCCTTGCCCACCACGATGTTTTCGATCTCGAAAATTTCGCGCAGATCAGCCAGTTGCACCAGGCGGGAGCGGTCATCGCTCAGGATGGCCTTGAGCTGGGGGTGGCGCTTGAGCGCACGCCAGGCCGACTTGCCGATCACCATGGTGTTGGGATCACGGGCAATCTTGGCGCTGACTGCGTCCTTGGCATCGTCCACCACGCCTTCAGGGTCGCTGTCCTTGTGGGTGAACTGGCTGGTGCCGCTCAGGATCAGCTTGTTGCCCGCACCGTAGCTGGCTGGGTTCTGCACCATGGCCGCCACCATGGCCTCGTGGCGCAGGCGGATGGCTTCCGTCACCGTGTTGACGGCCAGGCGCTGCAGCGGGAAGGCGCTTTCTGCCGCTTCACGGTAGTCGATCGGGTATTCCAGGTCATGCTCATCCAGGACCACGTCCACGCTGCCGATGTCTTCGGGGTTGATGCGGTTGGACCTGGCGCGCAGCGCGCGCTCGGTCTGGTACAGCTTGAAGGCTTCCTTGCCGAATTTCGGAATCTTGCCGCCTTCCTTGTCGGTATAGACAAAGGGCATCAGGACCTCGGCCACCAACTGGGCGTTGGAATAGCCAATGGCCAGGCTGGTCAGGATAGGGTCAACGACCCGCAGGTTAGAGAGGCGTCCCATGTTTGTGGTGCTCCTTGGGTTACTTCATGACGTGGGTAGCGGCCGTGGCGTAGTCCACGCCGTGGGTCTGCATGTGCTGACGGATCTCGCGGTCCTTGGCCAGGCGGCCCTGGTCCACGTTCTCGCCAAAATCCACCGTGCCGGTAGCCGCAGCCTGGCCCGCCTTGTCCTTGGTGGCGTGCTCGCCAAAGTCCACAACCTTGGGCAAATCGCTCAAAAAGGCCTTGAAAGCCGTGGCCAGAGGCTGCTTGGCGTCGCCTTCGCCGAACTCCAGCGTGGTGTTGGCCTCGCTGAAGTCCAGAAAGGCCACCACGGCTGCCTGGTGCTTGGGGGCCAAGGTGCCGCCACTGATCAATCCCTCGGCAAAACTGACGTTTTGCGTATGGCGCTTGGTGGCCTGCTCGGCTTCACGCTGGGCCTGGGCATCGGCCAGCTGCTGCTTGAGCTGGGTGTTTTCGGCCGTCAAAGCAGCCGCTTCTTGCTCGTTCACATGGTTCTCCTGGGAGGGTTCTGCGGTGGACGCGACCGCAGGCGCTTGAGAGGTTTCCGCAAAGGCAACGCGGAGCGCGGTGTCGGCCGGCTGCTGCGCTGCTTCGCGGATGGATTCGATTTGCCAGTCCGGTACGACCTGGTCGGCGGCTTCCTGGCCAAACTTGGTCAGCAGCCATTCGCGCATGCGGCGCCACAATCCGGCATTCACGTCGTGGCCCCAATCGCCAAACTCGACCACACCGTCTTCCTGCTCTGCAAACGAGACTTCGCGCAAGCCCTTCACAGCGGGCGGGAGCGCGCCCAGAAAGCCCACATGACGCAGGTAATACACGCCAGGCACAGGGTTGTTGGGGGCGTCAGGGGTGTAGAAGGAGGCGCTGATCTTCTTGAAGCTGCCCTTGTCCACCAACTCGGCAAACTGGGCGTCAACCTGCTGGGGCTCCGCGCTCAGCCCGTCCTTGCCTGCAGACAGTGACTTGACCCAGCCATAAGCCGGACCGTCATGCTTGGGATGGCCAATGACCAGCGGTGCTTCATGCAATGCAGGGTCATAGGCCTGCGCGCATGCAGCCAGGTCGGATTCGCTGAAGTCCAGCGTGGCACCAGACATAGCAGTCTGGCGGCCGGGTTTGAAGATGTGCAGGGAGGGCATGCCGCCATGGTCGGCAGCAGCGGGGCGCGGGTCTTTTAATCTTGTTTAGATACTGCGACAGCCCCTGATACGGGCCTGCATGCGGATGTGCAGGTTGCCCAGGCCTGCCAGCAAGCCCAAGCACCCCTTTATAAAGCCCACAGTGCGCCGATCGCGTTGCGCCGGCATCCTTGCGCACCCCGGGCGCCCACGATGCGTCAGCAGCCCGATTTTGCAATCAGCGCTGTGCAGCGCTGCGCAAGTGCCGCATCACGGTGTCCAACACCTCGTCACCGGCCTCTGGCTGCAGCTTGCCATCCTCATCCACAGGCAAGTAGGGCCGCGCCGGAATTTCCACCTTCTGCCCACGCCCGGCCATGCCGCCGAACTGCTGGATGCGGGCGTATGCCAGGTTGGAGCCAATGACCGCATGGTTGCCGCCGTAGTCTGTCGTCACCGAGCTGGCCAACTGGCCACTGTCCTGGAGGATACGGAATCCGCCTTCGCTCTTTCCCTTGGCCGCTTTGGTGCGGTTGGCCAGGGTGACGTCAGCCAAAGGCTTCCAGCGCGGCTGGCCCTCGGCTTCGAAGTTGTCATCCGTGATCAGTGCCAAGGCTCCGGCAATCTTGCGCATTGCGGGTGTCAAGTCGCCGCCGGCGCTCTGCAGCTGATTTAACGCTTGGCGAACCTGGCTGTCGTTCAGAGTGATATAGCTCATCGCAGCTCCCTGCCGGCCAGGTCAGCCAAAGGCCCCGAGTAGCGCGACAGGTCAGGGGCCCAGCTGGCCGCGCCGGGGTTGTAGCTCCAGCCCACATCAGGAGACACAGTGATTTCCTTGCGGGTCACCGGGTCCACGGCCCGGAACGTGGCCACCTCGCGCTCTTCACCGATGCGCACGAGGCGCATGGCGGTGCCCAGCTTGCCGGCAGACGATTCCGCCACCAGGCCCCGGCGCTGCAGGTTGCTACCCGACAGCGCTTTAACGCGGCAGCGGCAGCCCCAGCCGTTCGGTGGGTAGAACGCGCCCCAGAAAGGGTCGTCGTAGCGGAGCACCTTGCCATTCATAGCACGATGGCTGGGCCGGGTTTTTCCATCCAGGATGGCGATGTACTGCCAGTAGGGCCGATCGTCGGCATTCTCCAGCTGCTCCTGAAAGCGGCCGGCCTGGTAGGCGGTCTGGATGTTGGTGCGGTAGATGGTCTTCAGTCGCCAGGGGCTGCCCAACTGCACTAGGTCAACTTCACCCGTCACCTCGTTGGTGACCTCCTGCTTACCCCACCAGCCTTTGGCATGCAGCACCGGGGTCAGCTCTTTTTCAAACCATGCAAGCGTCTTGCCATCTTGCAGGGCCTTCTCCACGGCGTCGCGGATGTCTTGCAGGATGTCCAGTCGCGAGGCCTTTGCCACGGTGAAAGCCTGGGCTTGAGCGTCTTGCCACAGCTCTTCCCAGTCCCAGGTGATGGCGAAGCCCTTGCTGCGCATGTACTCCACCGCCTGCTTGGGCGGCAAGGTCATGCAGTAGGCCAGGTCGATGGCGTCAGTCGATGGCATGCACACGTCCCCACAGGTTGGCCACAAACAGCATGCGCGCCAGGCGCTCTTGCAAGCCGCGCGCATCCATCTTGGGGTAAAGCTCAGCCAGCTTGCCTAGCAGCACATCAGGAGCCGCCCCTTGCCGCACCAGGGCCAGCAGCGGTGCCAGCAGGGTCTGGGCATCTGCATTCAGTGCGTCTGCACTGATGGCGTCCATGGCAGCGTCCAGGGCATCCTGGTCGAGGGCCTCTTCGTCCGCCTCGGCAAAGTCCACCGGCAAGGTGGGTGCCGCAGGCACGGTGGCAGGTGAGGCTTCCTCCACCAGGTCGCCAGGCTGCAGGTCATATTGGCGCTGGAAGTACGCAATGGTGAACTTGGCCCCGGCCTTGGTGAGCGTTTCGTCGCGCTCGGCCAGCACCTTGTCCACTTCCTCCTGCTCCCACATGTCAAACACTGGGCGGTCCACATCGCCGAAGTTCAGGTCGCAGGTCCAGCGGATCAGCTCATTGATGGTTGCACTGACGATGGAAGCATCCCCATCGCGGATGTCCTTTGTCACTTCCAGGCCAGCCTGGGCGCTGGCCTTGTTCGCGTTGGCCTCGGTGGTCTGGTTCTGCCCCAACAGCGCGATCGACACTTCAGAGCGGCAAAAGTGCAGCAGGCGCTCGTAGACATCCGCGCTGCCCGTCTTGCCGGCCGCTTCCTTGATGTCGATGCTGGAATCGTCGGGAATCACCGCAATGGCGTCCTGCACCATAGCCTCCAGGCTGTCCAGCAGCTTGTCGGTCTCGCTGTCCGGGGTGCCGCGTGGGTGCTTGCCGATCACCCAGGGACTGCCGTACTTCTCGGTGAACTGTACCCAGAACTTGAGCCCGCCTTTCTTGAACGTGGTGGGCCAGAAGCACATGGAGAGGTCGGCAAAGCCATAAGGGTTGTCGTAGCTGGCGTCCTGGCGTGCTACCAGGAACTTGCGCTCCGGCACGTCTTCGCCCTGGGCCAACGCCTGGCGCGACCGAAAGCGCAGCTTGTTGTCGGTGCCGTACAGGAACCAGTCGGCCGGCTTGCCCACAACGTCCACCGGCACGATATAGCTACCCACCTTGCCCCAGATCACCTCAAGTGGCTGGTAGCCGAACATGGGCGCATCCAGCGCTTCGGTGATCACGCGGTGCATGTCCAAGTCGGCCAGCATGTTTTCGATCGACTTGGCCACGCGGCTTTTGGCCTTGTCGCGGTCCAGCCCCCACTCAAGGGCCTTGACCGCGCTCTTGCGGCGGCGCACACAGCCGCCCACATGGGGGTCAGACCGCAGCTCCTTGTAGACCGTGATGTCCCGGCCCAGGGCCTTGAGCACCCGATCGGGGTTGGGCAAATACATGCCCAGGCTGGCAAAGTCCGGGCTGCGGTCGCGGGTGGCAATCTCGGCAGACAGCGAGCCCTTGGAGGACTCGCCAAACGCGACAAACTGGGTTGGGCTCACATAGATGCCCCGTGCTTTGCTGTTCATTGAAATGCCTCGGTAATGCGGGTGCCTGTCCGGCGGCGGCGGGATTTGGCGATGACCGGCCCTTTGTTCAGCTCCCGGCTGGCGTAGTGCGCCAGGGCCAAGGCGACGGCCATATCCCCGTGGCGCTTGCCCTTGTCGGCGCCCGTGGTACGGGTTTCTGGAATGCGCGGCACACCCTTGATGACTTCGACCAGGCGCAGATCGCCCAACACATCGGCATGCTTGGGCAGCTCGTCCAGCGTGCCGTCTTCCAGGGCAGCTTTGACGGGCGGCATGTTCTCCCGGTACCACGCCTCGGTCAGCATCACTTGCTGGATACGGCTGGCACCAAATTTCTGCATGGCACGCTCAGCCAGGTACTGGCCATTGCCGCGGGCATCGAAGGCCCCGCCCCGAAAGCGCGGCAGTCGCTCCAGCAGATAGATGCAGATTTGCTCCTGCTGCTGGAACGGCACATTGCGCAGCTCCAGGATGAAGGGCACCGTCAGCCGCAGGTTCTCGCGCTGGATCAACGGCACATGAACCGACAAGTCGCCCGTGCGGCCAAAGTCTTCCCCGTTGTAGCTGATGGCATCCTGGGGCAGCTTGTCCAGCAAGGGTTTGAGCTGCTCCTCGATCCAGGTTTGGCACTCTGCCTGGCGAACGTGGTCAGGCAGCACTTCAAAGCCCGGCTCGCACTCCCAGCGAATGATGGGCGTGTCGGGCGACATGCGTAGTTCAATCAGCGCACGGCTGAGCCAAGCACCCCCGCTGTTCTTGGGCACGCAACCGTACTCTTCCTCGGCGCTTTCGATGTTCGGCGCGTTCTTGTACAGGTCGTCGCGCCACTTTTTCTCGGCCTCGGGACTCCAGTTTTGGCCTGTCACATAACAAATGCGCTGGTACAGGCCATCGGCAATGGCGTCGTCTAGGGTGATGCGGTGGACGCTGTAGTCCTTTTTGCCCTCACGGGCGTCCTTGATGTAGTCGTTGAACGGGTTGTCCACACCGTTGTGGGTGCTGATCAGGCGGACCTTGTTGCCCCACATGGTCAGGGCCAGTGCGGCCTTGAGCAGCTCTTCCAGCGATTCATGGAAAGCAGCTTCGTCAATTACTACGTCACCCTGCAGGCCGCGCAGATTGGATGGCCGGCTGGACAGGGCCTGGATCTTGAATCCCGACTTGGGGAAGCGGATCATGTAGGTGAGGATTTCTTCCTGCTTGCCTTCGTCCCAGAACGTCTGCTCGTACACATCGGCCTGGGCCAGCTCGTTGAATGCCTTGGCAAACAGAGCACAGGCGGCGATGTATTCCAGCGCCATTTCCTTCTTGCTGCCCACATAGAAAGTGTTGCAGCCCTGGCGGCGGCGTGGGCGGGCGGCCTTGACCACGTTGCGCCCAGCTTCTGCCCAGGTCAGACCCGTGCGGCGGCTTTTCTCCGCAATCATGATTTGGGACTCGTCCTCAAACCAGCGCTGCTGATACGGCAGGAACACGGCTTCTTCGGCGGGGATCGCGGCACCCACCTCCTGCGGCACCACCACGCCCGCCAGCTCCATCTCCTCAGCAAGGTCTATCTTGCGGGGGGCGCCTACGGGCTTCAGCGGCGGTTCTTTGCTGGCCATGCTCACCCCTTCCCAAGCAGGATGCGCTTGATGCGCGCTTCCATCTGCTCGCTCAGGCCGTCCGAGCCACGCAGCTCCTGCAGTTTTTCCTCCTGTTCGGCCAGCAGTTGCTCGCGTGCTTCCTTGGCAATGCGGGCTTGTTCGTCCAGGCGGAATTTCTTCTGATTGACCGAGGCACGGGCAAGCGTGGCAATGTTCTTGGCTGCTGCCGAGAGCATGGCGAGGCGCTCACCCGGGTCCACCTCCTCATCACCGGCTTCTTGCAGGTTGAGGATGGACTCGAACAGCTCGGTCTGCACCAACGCGATCACGGCTTCGGAGCGTGCGTCCTGGTCGTCGGCCGCGCCCTCGGTCAGCATGCGCGCCGCTTCTGTGCTGGCCTTGATGGCCTGGTAGCGGCGCTCAATCTTCTGGCCATACCGGTGGATGGCGGACTTGCTGATTGCAAAGCCCTTGTCCTTGAGCATGGCCTCCAGCGCCTGGTAGCCGCTGAATTTGGAGTCCGTGAGTGCGCGTTCCAGCCAGCGGCGCACGTCCTCTGGCAAGCCCTCAATGCTGGAGCGGCGGGCCATCAGTCGCCAGCCCAGTACTTCACAGGGCGGGCAATGCCGGGCTCACACGCAATCGTGTACTCGGCAATGTCCACGCCATAGCGCGCCAGGTCAGCAAACCAGGTGCCAGAGGGCTCTTTGTTCAGCTCCAGCAGGTCGCGGTCGGACAAGTAGTCCAGCTCGCGGCGGATTTCCAGCGCCGTCACATCGGGGTAAATGTGGCGCATCACATCCAGCAAGAACTGCTCATTGGTGGTGTACGGCCGCGCCTTGTTCAAGGTGTTGATCAGATGCCAGCGCATGGCTTCGCGCCGGATCTTGGTGATGTCAACCGACATTGCGTTCTCCCTTCAGCTGGACCACTTCCAGCTTCTCGTAAACCTTGTCCAGCTTGGCTTCCAGCACGGCCTGACCCAGGATGTAGTCCTCCCGGCGTACGTACTCTTTGGCCATCTCAACCTTGATTTGCAGCAGCTCGCGCTCCAGCTGGTTGGTCTTGGTAGCTGCGTCTCTGTTCGCTGCATCAATCCCATCCAGTCGCTGCAGCACTTGGGCCTGGGACTTCTCCTGCGTAGCCTGAGCCTGAGACAGCCCCATTCGGACCAGCGTCCAGAGCACAGCGGCAAAGGTACTCAGACCTGCCGCGCACATGCCCACCAGCTGCCAAAACTCAATCTGCAGCATCATTTCCGTGGGCTCGCTTTCTCCAGGATCGACTGGCAGCCAACGCAGCGCTGCACACCCGGCACGGCCAGCCGGCGCGCTTGCGGGATGGGGGCGTCGCAGTCTTCACAGACCTCGGCCGAGGCCCGGGTGGTCAGGCTCTTGGCACGGGCGGCCTGCAAGGCGCGCTCACGTTCACCGGCTTCGACCAGGTAGGCCAAATCAATGATGTCCATCGGACCTCCCAGCTTCGCCCGCGATGTCGTCCAGCAGCCCATTCACTTGGGCGCTGAGGTTTCGGCAGTACTCCCCGTAGTCGCCTGCGTGGGCCAGGATGTCGACTTGGCTGAGCCCTGATTCGCGTAGCCAGGCTTCAGTGCTGGCGGCGGTGCTGGGCGCTGGGCCAGTTGCGGCGGCAGCGGCGCCTTGGGCAGGTCCTGGCAGATCGGTGGCGACTCCGATGGCGGCGTTGAATTCGCGCACGAAGCCAGCAGTGAACACGCAGCGAGGCAGAGGCTCAGGCGCTGCGCCAGGCGACGGGACATAGACAGTGGTGACATCGGTGATCCTTTGGAGAAGGGCTTTCTTTTCCTTGGCGTGCTGCGCCTTGGCGTTGCTGAGCTGGGTTTCCAGTGCATGAGCGCGCAGCACCTGCTGGGCCAGGCGGCCAGAGGCCACCACGGCCTGGCGTGCACGCTGTTCTGCAGCAGCTTCATGCTCTTGGGCGCGTGCTGCCTCGGCCGTAGCCAGCGCTGTGGCCCCCTGGGCAGCGGCGTAGAGATAACCACCTGCAGCACCCAGGCCGATGCAGATGCAACACAGCACCAGCATTGCCAGTAGCAGATTCAAACGGGATGGAGTTGTGGTCTTAGCCAGCACGGCGGACCTTTCTCTGGTTGCGGCGTTTACGCGCCGTGCGCTTCACAGCACGCACACCGGAGACACGCCCCTGGCGCATCAGCGGAATGAGCTGGACATCGCGTGGATCAGGCACCGGGCCACGGACCATGACCGGCATGGGCATGCCCAGAGCAATCAGGTCGCCCAACCCGTGGAGGAGAGACAGCAAGCGGCGCATCATGGGCAGCTCCCAGGGCCCCAACCAGCAGCCACATAGAGGGGCTCCAGGCGCAGGAGGATGCGGCGTGGGTAGTCGCGGTTTTCGTGCCAATTGGCGGTGCTGCGGCCAGCGTTGACGGTTTCCACAGCAGCCCACCAGGCCAGGGAATCCAGCCCTTCGCGGGCTGCCAACGACTTGTCACGCTGCACCCAGCCCAGGCCGCCGTTGTAGCCAGACAGCACCATGGCCATGCGATCACAAGGCGTTGCAGCTGCCACGCGGGCATGAATCCAGGCGTCGTACTGCACCAGGGCGCGCAGCGACCAGCTGGGGTTGAAGGGCTCATTGGCGGCCAGTGCTGGGTACAGGCCGGCAATCCACTGCGAGGTGCTGGGCATGAACTGAGCTAGGCCCTGTGCCCCCACGCGGGAGACGGCTCCTGGTTTCCAGGCGCTCTCTTGGTGCACCTGGGCAGCGAAGGTCGCCACGGGTGCATTCAAGCCCCAAATAGCGCGGGCGTTGCGCACCAGCTCGGTACGGTAGGGTTGGGCCGCTTGGGGTATCTGGCTGGCTTGCGCCCATGCCGGCAAGGGCATCAGGCCCGCCAGCACAGCGGCGGAAGCCACCAGCAGCAGCGCGCAAAAGAAGTCTTTCACGCGCATGCTCACAGCCCCATGGCCACGCCAATCACCACACCGGCGACGATGATGGCCCGACGCAGCATGGCCGCGCAAAACGCCTGCATATACCCCGGCACCACGCGGTAGTCGGCGTCGAAAAGAGGCTCCTCGGTGCCCAGCCGCCAGTCATGCTCTAGGTAGGAGTCCGGCCGGGCATAAGGAAACAGGGAGCGGTCCAGCCAGTAGGCCACCACGGCGGCCAGGCTGATCAGGGAGAGTTTGTAGGCAGCAACCGGCAGTTGCTGGGGGGAAATCAGCGCAATCGCGGCGACCAGGACCACAGCCATCAGCAGCCAGCCGGTCATGCGCGGAATAGAACGAAACATGCAAACTCCTCAAGGTGAATCGGTGGTGCGCCGATCACGCCTGGGAGTTAGATGCCCAAAGCAATCAGCGCATGCCGCCATGGTCGGCGGGCATGCGCTGTGGGTCTTTTAATCCGGTTTAGAGAGGTGTCCCGAGTTTAGGTTTTAGCCTTTCACCTGGGAAAGCAGTCGACGCCAAAGCCAGGGTCTGTTCACGTGGCCCGGGTGACCATCCATGCATGACTGTTCATGTTCGCAAAGCAGGGTTAGGGTTTTGAGCGGCGGCGGAGCCTTGGCACAGAAACGAGCGTACTGTCCGGCCCATTGGGCAATCCCATCAGGCGTGAGTTTGGCCACTGACATGTCTTCAATAGAAGCTGCAAGGCCAGCAGCCTGCTCGGCCAGTTCCTTGTGGAGTTGCTTTCTGTCGCCATAGCCAAACACAAGAGCCATCAACCCCAGGGCAGAGATACCAGTGGCCACCCAGTTGAGCGTTTCCAGGTGCTTGCCAAACAGCGATGCGCCCAGCAGCAAGGTTGTGGCCTTGGTTCCCTTATCTACCATGTCAAAAAAACGCTGGCGACGTCGGTGATAGCGCACTTGCACCCATGCCTTGTAGAGCAGACCGCAGCGCTGCTTCCACATGTCGTCCATTAGCTCAGCACTGAACTGCTCCAGGGCAGGTGGATTGGATTGTGGCTGCATGGAAACGATTGTGATATCTCGAATTACTTGCTCGGAGGTCGAACCGGCGCTGGAGGCGGCGGTGAAAACGCAACAGTAGATTCGCTTTTGAAATTATCACGCGCCCCTCGCTCAGACCAATGCGCTGAGTCCATCGTTGGAACTGACTTTGATGGTGGCGGTGGTGGTGGTGGTGG